TAGAGCCAGGTGTACCATTTGTTGTTACATTAGTTGTATAAGCTGTGCTTTTTGCAGCATTTAAATAAAATAATAATGGATGCCCACTGTTACTTGAATCTGATTGATCAAACCTATAATAATAAGTTTTGCCTGTATCTGCACCATCAAACGCTAAAACAGGTGACTCTATGTTGTCTATAAAGTAAGCATTACTAGAACCTACTCCTGTATACGGATGTGCACCTGTTTTAGTTCCAACAGTTACAGTATAAGTTATAGGGGCTGATGAACTACCCCAATTTGATTTATATTCACTAGCTCGGGTACCATTTAAATCTTCTAAACCTTGTGCTGTAATTCTAAGCTCTATTCTATCACCTGTAGAATAAGCTCTTGCTGAGGTACCTTCTTGAGCTCTAACAACTGTAAGGACATCACTAGACCTTGCAGTACATTTTACAACCTCTAAGTTATTTGAACCATCAATGAGGGTTGCATAAAAATAATTTGGGCTTGCTGTAACTGGAAACCTAGCATTTCCGTGACCTGAAGCAAGAGTAATACTTGTAGCAGAATCCGTAATACTAGAAGCTAATGTCGAATGAGCATTGTTTTTAAATAGAACGGTCATTAAACAAATCTCCTTTTATTAACTTACAGTTACAGTCCAAGTAATACCTAATGTATCCCCAGAAGCTTTATTAATTACAGAAAATACAGTCCTACATAACAAAGTTCCGCTTGAACTTGCATTAAGTAGTCCTGCTTCAGTTATCGCTCCAGTGCCTGTTCCTGCTGGAAAAGATGCAACATAAGCCACAGCATTATTAGTAACAGTTGTAGACGTAAGTGCTACTCGTCCTGCCTCACTGCCAAGAGCAGTATTTCCAGCTGCTGCTGAAGTACTACCTGTGCCAATAGCCATATGTGTCATAGCAGTAGCGGAAGCGTCTTTCATTCTAGATGCAATAAAGTTTTTTCCTGTAGTAACAACTAAATTAGGAACTTCTACTTCCTGTTTAATTTTACCTTCTGGATTGGTAACTGTAATCTTTAAGTCACCTTTCATTTTTATTAAATCACTTATCATAATTTATCCTCTATTCATAACCTCCAGGATTAATTGGAGTTTGGTTAAATATATGTCCTCCTAATGTAGTGTCATCTACATCAGTATACACGTAATTGATTACTAATCCACCGCTGTCCCCAGGTGTAACGCTGTCTGTCGGTGCTAAACTTGGTTGTAACACTGGTGAATCTGAAACAGAAAAACTATCTGATTTACCTGCAGGTGTTACATTTAATGCTGGTGAATCTGCTATAGATGGTGTATCTGCTAAATCATATTCAAACTGAACAACAATAGCATCAGATACAGTAACTGGGTCTGGGTCTATATCAGAATCAGATAAATCAAAATCAATCTCAGACTGAAATATTTTACTTGGTGTTGCTGAAATAGTAGCTGTATCAGCTAGAACTTGTGAAAGATTAAATACTGGAGCATCTGATACAGAAAATGAATCAGTAGAAACTTGGCTTACATTTATAGCTGGGCTTTCTGTTATAGATGGTGTATCACTCAAAGCAGAAGTTATAGTTTTTACATTTTGGTCTTCTGCAGTAACTGAAACACCTACCATAGTTCTAGTTGGTATTAATTCATGGCTAAATGATATGCTTGTTCCTAAAGCTGAAGACGCAACAACTTCTGTTTCACCAGATACAGCAGAAGAAATACTGCTAACACTTACTGTAAATGATATGGCTGTTGCTGCTAAAGCTGATGTAAGTTTTATATTAGCCACTAGAAACTACCTCTTACTCTAAATTTTAATAAATCATATACTGTATGTAAGCTACCATTATAATTAACTATAATCTCTCCTTCATACGAACCTTCATCAACATCTAATACACCACCTGAAAAACTAAATTGTACTTTTCCATCTGAGCCATCTGTTGTTTTTGCACAACTTATTGTAGATAACACTGATGTTCCACCTACAGCTCTAAATTTTACAGACACCGAAGTAGTTCCAGCAGATAAATCTAATGCTGTATTTGCTACATCATCAGTTAACGTTAATACAATTAATGGTAACTCATCTCCTTTTACTAATTTAATTACATCTGCCATAAGTTACCTCTTAAAATCGTTGTGATTCAACTCGCATAGATGCTCTACCTGCACCTAGATTTGCTCTTGCTCTACGTTCTTGTAGTTTAAATATAAATTGTTTTGCATGGTAAGAGGCTAATTCTCTATCGCTCCAGCTTCTATCTGGTAACACCAATAAATGTTGAAGTGCTCCATGCATAACAACATTCTCTAATTCATCTAAAACTGATTTATCCATATCTGTTGCTGTTCTTAAAGGCTTTAAACATACAATCATCCGTACATCATATGCCTCATCATCATCTGGTATGGGGGCTACAGAAAAATGGTCTGGGTCTAATTGTGCTATATGCCTAGGTTTTGCCCTTGATGTAGTGGGTTGGTTTGGCCACTTAGGGTATAATTCGTATAACTTATCTAATGTAACAGGAGTTAATACTTCATCATTTGCAGTAGCTGTAATAAAAGCATGTACTTCTGCACCAGTAGGACATTCATAAGCATAATCATGAGCACCTACAACCAAACGTATTCGTGGTTGTTCATACCGCCACGCTAAAGTACGTTCACACGCTTCGATTGCTGCATCACGAACATAATGCTCTATAATTGGGTTAGGACACCCAGGCACACTAGGTGACAATCTGTTTACAATATCAAGAAATGTTCTAGTTCCAGCCATTATGTTAAGTCCTCTGTAACACTAGTTTTTTGTGTATTAACTTGTAGCATACCACCTTCTTCTGTATCTGTGGTAATATTAGCTGATAAATTAAGCCCAAGTGCTCTTGTAAACGAATTATAAAACATCTCTGCTCGTTTTGAATTAACATGTTCGTTGTCAACAGATTCAGCTATAAACACTGTAGCATCTACAACTACTGGAAAGTAAGCATCAGAAAGCAAAGTAACTGATGTAGTTCCGTCATAAGTAGCTGGAGTCTGTGCGTATTCAATATCTAATACTTGGTTAGCTGGAGCTTTAGGGTATATAAAAAACTTATTTGCATTTCTTGTATGCCTCATCCAATTTACTGCTGCTCCTGCAGCATCATTCATCCATTGTGGATACGATTGGTCTAATGATTCTCTATTAACTTCTATACATCCATTGCCACCACTTACCGAAAAAACTTCTATAATACGTATTGAATCAGCAGGTGCTGATTGTATAACTTCATTTTCAGTGCATGTCATTGTGCCAACAAAAGCAAATAAATCAGGTCTAAGTACCGCAATACGTTTTAAAGCTTGATTTGCAAACCCTATAAGTACAGTATCTGAATATCTTTGAGGAGTATTTTCATCCTGCAATATTCTTCTAACCTCAGTAACAACATCATTTAAAATCATTTTTTACCTTTAGTAGCTTTCTTTACACTTTTAGTAACTTCTTCATTTAATTCTACTTTAGATGATTTCTTTTCTGGAATGTTTTTTGTTTTTAAATTAACTTTTGGTTTACGACTTTTTTGTTCTTTAGTCATAAACTTTTCTGGAAATGCTTGTTCTTCAGTTACTTCTTCTGTTCTAGGATTTGCGTCAAGTATTTCATCCCATTCGTAAATTTCACCATCTACGATATTTCTAAGCCATCTTTTCTTCTCTGCCATTTTTACCTCCTATGTTTTAATCGGGGGGTTATAATTACCCCCCGACCGTTGCTATGTTTTATTATGAACAGTCAACAATAACCGCCCACACCTTAATTACAGCAGCATCTGTTACAGCACCTGATACACCAATAAGCATATCAATAGTGTCTGCAGTTGCAAAATAATGACTTTGATTGTCACCATTTAAAAGTGCACCGTTTGATGATGTTGTTCCTGCTGAGTTGGCATCGCCACCATCAACAAAACCATCTACATCACCACCAGTAAGACCGAGGTCAAACGTTGATGCTGCACCTTCTGCAGTTGTAGTAGTTGCTCCTACCGCTAGCACTAATGTGTTAGCTGGTATATTAAGGACTTGAAGAGAGTCTCCAGCCGCTAGTGCTGTAGCACCTGCTGTAGCTCTGTCCGCAGTTATTGTAGCGAAATTTAATTCCACTTCGATATAGCCGACTCTGTTAATGCCTTTGGCAGGGTGTGCCGCAGAACCTTTATCAAAGCCGTGCGAATCTGTATATGCAGCCATTTTAGTCCTCCTAAGTTACACAGTAACAATCATTGTAGCAAGAGCTTCAGGTTTAACGACTTTATAACCGTAAACTTGAAGACCACGAATGATGTTCCCGAATGTTGTTTCTGAACGAATTGTCTCCATATTTGTCATTTGTGACGCAAAGGTGAACCCCATTGTGTGTCCAGCGATAACGCTAAACTCACTTCCGTTCTTGTAAAGGTTGTGACTTACATATACTGTAAATCTATCAATCATACCTAGACGACCATTTCTCAATGGAGATGAACCATCTCCAGTAATAGATGCATCTTTTAAGTCTGATTGTTTGATTAAACCAGCCATCTTAGCAGGAATCACTAAAAAGCGATTCTGCTCAGGACAGTTAGCTTCGTCAAGTACTGTACCCATATCAACAATCTTACCAATTACATTTGAAGTAGTAAGTGCTTCTGGAGTACCTGCTACACCAAGGTCAATGTTACCAGAGATTGCTCCAGCTGTTTGTCCTTTGTTACTAGCATGTACATCAGTTAATAAGTCAGTCAATACTCTTTGGTCAATTTTAATCTTCATACGCTCTGAAGCGTCTTTAGACCACATGTCCATAAGAGCTATGTCTGTTTGTACTTGGTCAACATCATCTTCAACACAAGCAAAGTATTCACCTTTGTCGATGATGAGTTGTAATTTAGTTTTGTCAGGGTTTTCAACCGCAAGCGTTTGTCCCTTGACGTAAGTTTGAATAGTGATTTCAGGAGTTGTACGAATATTAACCGTATCACCCATACTACGAATCTCACCTTCATAGTCAGTGTTTGAGATTGCTGCGAGCACTGTAGCATCGTAGAAATTCTCAATCAACTTACCAGACCAAATCTCAGGTATAAAATTACCTGTATAAGAAGGATGCCCTGGTGATGTTGCAAAAGCCATAATAGCCTCCTATTGTTAATTAACTAGTTATGCGACCTTCTCGTTGTGCAACGAAAATATCGCGTTCCATTCGTTTTCTCTCATCCTCTCGGCCTCTATATTTACCAAACTTAACATCTTCAAAAAATTTTTTAATGTCAGCAGGTGAATATGTTCTGCCTTCGCTGCTTACAGGTTGCCCAGCACGACCTCGCCCTGGTGAAACTTGTTTAGCTAACTGAGTCTGAGCCTTACGATTCTCACGAGCATCATCAACTTTACCATTAGCCTGTCCCCAAGTTTTAAAAAAATTAACCACTCTTCCAGCATCTAGTTTCTTTTGTGCATCTTCTAGATACGTTTGGCGGCTAACTCCCGTTAAGGAATCTATTTCAAGCAACCATGACTGAAAGTCTGGATTGCTATTAATTTCATTCCAATTAGGTACTTCTTGGTTCAGAGTATTCCAAAATGCATTTTCACTAGACGTTTTTTGTTCCATCTGAACTTGTTGTACTTGTGGTACAACATTCATTTTTAACTGTCTAAGTTCTTGCTCCAACCTATTTACACGAGCCGATTCTCTTGCAAACTCTTCTTTTGCTGCTTTACGCATAATATCAATAGAATCACCGTACTCTTTAACATCGTCTTCAGTAATTAACTTTTCAACTGGTGTTTCTTGAACAGGTGTTTCTTCTTTATTAATTGTTCCTAGCAAAGTTTCTAGTTGGGATACACGGTTGTTTAACTCTCTGTTTGCTCCATTTAGACGTGGAACATCAGCGTTGTACATACCCTGTAATGTTTTGTATTTCTGTTCCCAAGACTCATCTTTGTTTTCTTGAGTGTCTGTTGTGCTGTGCTCATCAGCCTCAGACGTAGGTGCTTGTTTTTCTACACTGTCGGAAGGTGCAGTTGTACTGTCCTCAACGGGTACTTCAGGAGAAGCTTTAGCTGATTCACTTTCTGGTGTGTCTAATCCTGCACCATCAGCTTTTGGTTGTTCTTCCATTTTCTTCTCTGGTTCTGCGTTGAGTTCTTTATACAATGCTTGTACATCCTCAGATTGTTTTTGAACTTGCTTTGGTAATGTCATAATGTTTCGCTCCTATTGGTGTGCGTTAATTAACAGCTGTCTCATGACTTTGCTGCGTATTCGGGGGACTCTTTAATGAGTTTTACTAACTCTGCCAGAATTTGACACCGTCCCTGTGCAAGTGCCACATTCTGTGTAACATTTGGTAACTGTTCTAGCTCATGCTTTCGCCATTCTTCCAACCATTCTAAAATGTCAGTATGTTGGCGTTCAACTGTTGCTAGAGACTTAACAACTTTAAGGTCTGGTCTTATCATGACTTCCTCCCAATGCTACGGTTGTTAACTGTGTTTCCATCCATTCCACCTTTTGGGCTACCATCAGGCTGAGTAGGAGTTCCACTTTCAACTTGTTTGGCTTGAGCCTCTTGTTGAAGTTTAGCTCTCATATCAGCTTTATAGTCTTCTTTTTCCCTAGAAGGAACGATTTCGTCCACAGGCATTTGCAAACTCTTAGCCACTTCACGAAGTATCGCTGCACGGCCTTCTTTACCAACAATATCCATGTCGATTTCATTGGCAGTTGCGTTAAGAAATTCTATTCTTCTGACGTTAACAGTTTCTTTAACTGCAAGATTAATTGCTCCTCTTGGCAATATCTCTACGTCACCTTTAATTGATTCATCTTCATCATATCGCATGTTATATACAAACTGTCTATGTACAACAGGTTTTATAACATCACTATCTATGTGCATAACTACTTGGCGTATACCTTTTCCTGCAGACCCCATCAACATAGAAAGACCAGACGCTGTGCGTCCTGCTCCTTTCACGTTTATGTCGCCTTGTAAATAAGACGGTATGCCTGAATGGTCATCAGCTAGTTTAGCAAATCTTTCATACACACCCATTAATGTATTTGCATTATCATCAGGTTGTGTAAATTTAACAGCAGGAGAACTAGAACCTAGTGGGTCATTAGTAACCTGCCATATTTTCCATGGGTGCATTTGTGTAATATCTTCATTAGGTGGAATCCTTTCTAGGTTTACTTCAACCTGTGGCCCACTTGATATACCCATATTATTTATTAACGCACGGGCTGCTGCGTTACATACACCTTGTAAATCTTCTATAAGTTCTGGTATACCTTTACCCCAGAATGCTCCTGGGTGTTTAATAAATGAAGTCTTAGCATAAGGTTTTTCACCTAGTGGGTCATAATTAAGAACTGCTTTAATTATATAATTACCAACCATCCAAACATTTGCATCATATTCTTTAGCTTCATCAGGAATATCTTCTTCTTCCATACCCCACTCTTTTAACATTTTACCACTTACTTTGCCCCAGTACTCTAAAGCATCATACACTTCAGTGGGTCTATCAAATGAATGAAACTTTCTTTCTTCTTCATCTTTTTGTAATTCTACATCTTCATTAATCCATGACTGCCCATTGCCTACTTCTAATACTTTTCTAATAGCATCTTCATCATATCCTGGCACACCTACTAAATCTGCTAGCTCAGTACGGCTTAATGGGTGGTGTTCAAATATATACCCGTCATTGATATTAGTAATTCCAGGTTCTGGATATATTCTAAATGGGTCTACTCTTTCAAACTCTGGTGCAATAATCTCATCAGCTTCTACTGTAGTGTTACCCATTTCATCTTTTACATAACTTAGTTTTCTTTGTCTACGAACAACAGGCCCTTTAATAAAAGCACACGGATATGTAACTAAATCTGTAATAAAGTCATTAAAAGATTCTCCCCAACCACCTTGTGCAAACTGGTCTTGTATCTTTAACTTCATTCTTTTAGCTCTATTGTCAGCAGCATGTAGTAATTTAAATCTATAATCTTGAGCTACCATTTCTCTTAGCTCTACCATTTTATCAGGAGTTGGTGCTTGACCTTCCATTTCAACGATACGAACTACTTCAGCAGCAAGAGCCTCTTGTAGTTCAGCAGTATGGTCAGGTGTCAAGTCTGGGATTGGCGTTGGTTGCAAATCCCACGGGGGTGTACCAGTTTCAAGGAGTATGTCACGCAGCCAACTCTCTGCAGCTCGACATTTTACTTCGGTAATCATCATATAAATATCTGACCCACCTTGTGCTTGTATCTGAGCTTTCTTATCTGATTCGTATTCTCCGTTTCTTTGACGGAGACCTTTGAGCATAATATTCTCTATAGGTTTCTTTGCTCGCTTTGCTGCATCCCAGCATTCACGTATATGAGAAGCAAGACCTAGAATAACGGAGTCGGCTTGGCGTTCCTCCATCTCTCTATCAATTTGCTCCTTCTCTTTCTTAACGAGCTCTTCGTTACCTATTACTTGTAATACCATAATTTATTTTGGTTTAGGTTTAACTCTAGTAGGGTCTTCTACACCCAAATGTGGGCCAGTATCTTCTAGTTTTTTATAGTCCATACCTAAAACTCTTTTAAGAACATTTGTAGTACCACCAAGTTTAATTGGAGCCATAGG